GATGTTCTTGGAAAGATTCACAACTATGAAAATATCGTATGCTATAATGCAGAAGGTATGAGTAAACATTACAATAATGATAATAGACTCGGAATCCACAGTCATACAAATACAAAATATAGAGGAACATCAAATTTACGATATTGGATAAATTCTTTAAATGCTGTGGAATTCTATGATTTGGATACTTTATTAGAAATTAATAATTTTATTCAACATCCTAACTATACATATAGTAAAAGAACAAATGATGATTTTGATGATCGTGTTTTTGCTTTAATATGGGGTCTTTTTATTTTAGATCCAGCGATTGTTGACAAATATTTTTACATCCATGATGTTGATGATCAAGGAAGACCACTAAAAATAAAACCATTTAATAGTAATTCTGATTTATTAAAACAGAGTCCACTTTTTTTGGGAAAGGGATCAGTTTATAAAAAAACAGAAAATAATTATAGACCTTTATCATATATCGGGGATTTAAATGAGAACTTAAATGAACATACAGATGATGCTTTCGAGTTATTAAATTGGGTTAATTCTATCTGGGAACCAAAAACTAGTATAAATAATAAGGATGAACCAATTAAAAAAGATAAAGAAGAAGAAACTTTTAATCCGGTAATATTATTTTAAATATGGAACAATCAACATTAAATAAATCAAGAAATGATAAATTTATATTTTTCTTTTCTTTACCGAAAGCATTACAAGATTTAAAAGACCCTATTCTCAAAAAGGACTTTAATGAGGATAAAGTAGAATTAAGTGTTTTTGGTACATCTGTACCAGATATAACAGTTCCTTCAATATCGTTAGGATATGGTGGTCAAACATACAAAACAAGTTCGTTTTCAAGACCAGATTATACCCCCTTAGAGATTAAATTTTTTATAGATAATGGTTATCACAATTATTATATATTATGGAAATGGTTAAATGCTTTTAATGATTCCAAATATTCTACAAGCGATATATCCACTGTCCCACAAGTTCCATATGATACTACATTTGAATTAGAAAATTATTTTTCGGACTATACAACAGAATTAACAACAATAATTTTGGATGAATATAATAATAAACTAATGAAAGTCAGATATGAAGGCGCATTTATAACATCGATAGGAGGAATAACATATTCTCACCAAGATGGTGTCGAAATTGTCAGTAGTGCTACTTTTGGATATAATCAATTACACCTAGAAATGGAGCACAATGTAAACAACTGTTTAGTTGATTGTGATGAATAAAAATGAATTCAGAATATAAAGGTGAAATAGTTAAAATTGCAAATCAAAGTTATAGAATAAGAATAACTTTTTGTAATAGTATTTCAAAACCCTTTTTTGTTCCGTTTAAGGTTGTTGAAGGTTTGGTTATAGAAGAAGGTTTGGTTAACTGGTGGACTCAGGGATGGATAGTTCTACAGAACGATTTTGAGGTTTTAGAAAGGGGATCTTTATTAAGTTATAAACCAGATAATAATACAGAGAATTATTGGCAAAGACCTCTATTTTATTTTAGAAATGATGGTAGAAATAAAATTAATATAAGAATAGAAACCATTTCAGATGATCCAAAAGTAAAAGATGAAACTTGGACTATGGATTATGATTTTGTCATTTATGATGTCGAAGACATTGAATCAAGTACAGCTATTAAAAAGTTAAAAAAGTTTTATTTTATAGATGAACGATACCAGATTTTTAATGAAAGAAATATACCTTGGTCTACCGCTACTCATGGACCAGCTAAAAATTCAAAAAAACCTTTATATCAATTAACAGACGAAGAAAGGAAAATGAGTCCTAATGAAGCTATTAGATCTATAATAGAAACAGCTGGATGTAGCACATTCACAGGTAATGCCAGAAACCAAATAAATGTTGGTTATGACGCTGGTGGAAGTATAGATAACCCCAATATTGGGATAGATTCGATAGATGAAAAAATATGGAATTTAGATAGATCTTCACCGAGTGATTCAAATATTTTTTACACTTCCCCAGCAAATTCAAATATATTAAAAGATTTAGATTTTTTAATAAATCATGCCAAAGGAACTGATGGTGATCCTATTTTTTTAAGATTGAATCGTTTTAATAAAAAATGGGAACTTGTGTCGTTGGTTGATTATTTTAGAACAGCAAAACAAATAGAAAGATTAGTTCTTTATGATGGTCTTGAACCGAAAACATCAGCATATGTTCCTAGAGCAGATATAATAGAAAATTCTAACAATAATGTAATAAATTTTACGTCAGGCCAAGCATCTTTATTAAGAAATTATAAATTTTGTCAAATGGCCCCAATTGATGATCTGAGATTCAAAAACAGACCATTACATAAGTTTAATTTTTCTGATGGAACTTATAGTATTTATTTCGAACAAAATAAAATAGAAACTTTGTATGATAAAATTAAGGAATTTGCTACTACGGGTGGATTATATAGTTTTGCTAGTTCCTCTTCCCCTCAATTGTGGATGAATATTAATAAGACAAAAATGGAAGGTCTTTGTACTGAAAATAACTTTTTAACTCAGGGGTCCAGTGATTTAAATTTTATAAGAATGGTTAAAGATTTTGTTTTTTTAAATCAAGGATTGTATTTTCAAAATGAAGGACTAACTCATCGAACACCTGGTAATTTTATTTTCATAGATAGAATGGACTCCAGTGACAAAAACCTTTTTGATGACAAATTTTTAGGCCAATGGTTTATAACAAAAGTTATTCATTATTTTGATAAACAAAAATATGTAACAGACGTCTTTTCTTCTAAAATCGATGGACTAAATAAACATTGGGAGGTTGTTGATTCAAAATAAAAAATATGAATGAAAATTTTTTAAAAATGAGATTGGAACAAACTAGACAGAAACAATTACAATCGTCTAATAAACCAAATAGTATGCCATCTAATAATCAGATGATAAAAAATTTAGGCTCTAGTGTCATAAAAAATGTTGTTAGTGTTGCACAGGGTAATAGCTTAAAAATAAATCCATCGGATGCAAATGCTAGATTATCTATATGCAAACAATGTCCATTTTTTGAGTCAAATTCACAAAGATGTTCAAAATGTGGATGTTATTTATCAGTTAAAACTTATCTAAAAGCAGAACGTTGCCCTATTGGAAAGTGGTAAAATAATCTCCGTTACTAAGTATTAATATGGCAATACAAACACTTAGAGAGAAAATAGCAGAACAAACAGGAAAGCCAGCTGTGCCATTTCCAGAATCGTATGCAGGTACAAACCAATCTCCAGCAGAATATCCTGTTTCTAAAGATGATTATATAAACACCGATATAAGTAAAGATCCAAGTTATGGATATAAATCTTATTCACCTACGCCAACTAATGACATAAGTAAGGACACAAATTATGGATATAAATCTTATGGTCCGGGTGTTAATAATGAAAAGCTAGGTGATAAGCCATTAAAGTCTGCTGTCGGGAAAGGTTCTAATAATGCTGAACTTAAAAATGTAACAAAGGAAGCCGCCGCTGTCGCAAGTAAACAATCTGATTCATCTAAAGAAACCGCTATAGGTGGTGATTCAAATAATGTAATTATTGTTATTACTGAAGTTGCTGCGGCGGCTAGATTATCTATGAATGATATTGTGGCGCTTCAGCAATATGTTTCTGGACCTCATAACGTAAACCTTTTGGCCGCTTGGGTGTATTTATTATATAATGGGTCAGGTGCTGTTGGAAAAACAGTGAGAGCACTAGGAAATTCAAATAAAAACGATCAACCTATAACTATTTCTGGTAATATGTTAACGTATATGTGGACTAGGGGAAATGATATAATAAAGGGTAATTCTCATAAAGGAATTGTTAAAATTTTTAAAAAAACTCCAGCATATAAAGACAAGTTTTTTGAGGATGTTGGTGAAATAGGAGTAACATTAATTTCAAATGCGGATCAATTACAAGATAATCCAATGACAGGTTCAGCTAAACACACCCCTTCTTTATTGGAAAGAGCATTGAACAAAATACATCCAAAATTTTCAAAAGAACTAGAAAAGTATATAAATGTTTTAAAGGGTAAAGTGTATTTGGCTTTACCTGCTAATGTTTTAGGATCCATACAATATGCAATAAATTACATAAATGGAATAATAACATCTATATCTCAAATGATAGGTGAGATTTATCAAGGTTGTTTAGAAGCAATACAAGATTTTGTTTCTGTGATAGATTCTATTATGGGTGTGATTATGCAGGCACTTTTAAGTTTAGTTGATCAAATAGTTCCATTAGAAATTATTTGTCTTATATTAGACGTAATATCATTGTTTGCTGGTGATTTAACTTTTATAACTAATTTGTTTTCACATTCAGCAAAATTTACAGATTTATTTAAAACTTTTAATTTGGATGTCGGTCCTATTGGCGATTTTTTATCAGATCCAATAGATACATTAAAAGGATTTCTCCCAGATAATGTTAAAAATGTAATAGATGTGGTAGATGATGTTGCAAATGATCCTATGGGATATTTAGGATCAACTCTAAATGAGTATGGTTATGGATATATGATGAATTATTTAAAAGGGGATATAATGGGAGGAATATTAAATCAATTTGGATCACAAGCCCCAATACTTTATCCTATTTCGGGAATAATGAGGAAATATGGATTTAATGGAAAGATACAACTAACAGATCCAGACAAACCATCACCAAATGTTGTAATGCCTCCTGCTATTGTAGCACTAAGAAAAGGTATTAAAAAAACGTTTGATAATCTAGGAAATTCTATTGATGCTGCTGATGGTGCTATTAATGATCAATTTTTTAATATGGCTCAAGGTGCAGCTGGTACTTTTGGTGGAGATATTAGATACAGATCCAAATCATTCGGGCTTGGTCAGGACAACACAACATTTTAAATTATGAGTTATACAAAAGAACCAGTATACGGAAATCATTTAGGTATTGTAATAAACAAAGAAGACCCTGAATATAGAGGAAGAGTTCAAGTATGGATACCTTATATGTCTAATACACTTCATTCTGGTTGGAATGCTGAATTAAAAGACAAAAAATTTAAACATATTCATGAATCTGGTGCATTAACTCCTGAATTAGTTGAAGAATTAAAAAATGTTTTACCTTGGGCTGAATGTGCTGCACCTATTATGGGTGGTGGAACTTGTGCAAAATATAATTCTTATACAGGAATTACTGACACAAATCCAATTAAAACATTAAGTGGTCCTATTGGTAATGCATCTCCTTTATCTGATCCCACATTAAATGGTTTAAAGAACAGAGCAAAACAATTAGTTGATGAAGGTAATAGTTTGAGAGGACCAAACGAGACTCCTAGAGAATTAAATTTTAGTGATGACAAATGGGGTGGTAGGTGTTTTACTGCTGGAACAGCATGGTCTGCTGCTATGTTGGACTATAAACCGCTTGCGTATAATAAAACTGGTGCAGATGGTGGAGCCAGTGCTGCTAGTGTTGCTTCGGGAGAAAATAGAACCTTTCAAAAAAGTGGGTTTTATAATGAACCATTCACACCTGTTGTTGGTGTTTATAAACCACAGATAGGCGATCAAATGGTTATGGAAGGTGGAAAGCCTAATAAGAGCACTGGATTAAAATACGGTCATAATCTCACTTGTATAGACGATGGTAGTATTACTGGTGAAGTAAAGTGGGCTAGTGATAATACTGGTAGAGAAGATGGTAATGATTATTTGTATGGGGGTAGGAAAACCACAGGAGACAATCCGTATTATAATACTAAAGTTTTAAGATTAAATGATGAAGGGTTACAAAGAGCCAAAACAACATTAAATTTAAGGAATGATGTTGTTACACAAACACCAGTTGATACAGCAGAAATCCCAGCAACATCCGTAAATTCTTCAAGTAAAGCAACGGATTCAGATAGATCACCTAAATCATTTTCTGATACTGGATTTAATAATAATAATAATAATAATAATAATAATAATATAGGTAATGCTAAAACTGTCCCAACAACTGGTTATAGTATCGGAAAGTCCTACGGAGGAACAGATGAAACAGGAGATTCTGGCACAGGAAGAGGCGTGGGGTCTTTTGAGAACGAATTAAGACCAGGTATTGTGGCTGTTAATACTAGTGTATACCCAATTGGGACTATATTTAAAAATGCTGATACTGGTAATGTTTATGTAGCTGCTGATAAACATGGAAATTCTGATCCCAACGTTGTTGATATATATTATACACCTTCCCAGTATAAACAACTTGAACAAAATGGATCTTTAAATAATCCTGCAAATTTAGCGGTAATAGGACAAGTAGATCAAAAAGATATACCAAGAACATCAGAAGGGGTAAAAACCTTTTTATCTCAATATGGTAATGTTCCAGAAGGAGAGGGGTCTTATGAATTTTTAGCAAGTATAACAGATGGAACTTTTATAGATTCTCCGATGGTTAATCCAATACCAAATTTTAATCCAGCAACATATCCTGCAAGCTTATCAGGAGCGCAAGCATCTGGATTTGTTTCAATACCAGATGCTGGTGCAAAAGTATTTGTTTTCTTTTTGGGTGGAGATATTCAAAAACCAGTTTATTTTGCTGGTTTACTTGAACCAGAATCATATAGAAAGGTTGTACAATCATCATCACCAGAAGCAAAGCAAACTGAAAGCAAAGATAATAGTTCGTCTGTTACTGTTGTTGTTCAAAAAGGTTCTGGATTAACTCTTAACAATAACTATTCAATAAATTCAGAAACCAAACTTCCATCCATAGAAGATAATGTGTCTTTAAACAATGCAATTGGTTCTTCTCTCACTTTTTCTTCCGCTGATATTAACTTAACATCAGCAGGAAATTATACAAATACAATCACAGGAACACACACTGATACTGGATTTGCTAAAAATTTAACTTATAATAGAATAGATACTACTTGTATTGAAAATACAACGCGAATTGGTTTTTCTGATGAAAAGACAAATAATGAGATAATAAAAGCTAGTGCAGATCTTACAAAAATTGTAAATGATATACAAAAGAAAAAAGTAGAAGAAATAAAAGAAAACTCAAAAAACGGAGAAAAGGTTCCTTGTCCTCTATGCTCAACATCATATGCAGTTGATAGAGCTAGTTCCTTTGCTAAAAAGGCAACTAGCCTTTTAAGGAAAATTAAACTTCCTTATTTTTCTTATGCTGTTGATGCTTTAGAATTCTTAACTCAATTAATATTAGTTCCGTTTTGTTCCATAGTACCCGGTAGTGCATTGGGTGAATGCGGTAATTCTGAATGTAAAAACGGTATGGTCCCGTCACCCCAAAAACCCATAGAAGAAGCAAATAAAAAAGCAGCAACTGAACTATCATCAAAACAAAACGAGATATCAAAACTTGAACAAAAATTAGGAAATGGTGGAACTCATACAGTTGTTGCAACAAAGGATATTATTTTTTCTGCTGGATTAGAAGTTAATGATGCTTCATGTTATGCAGAAACAACCAACAAATCAGTTTCTGTTAAATTAAAAGCTAGTGACAATAAACAGGAATTGATGAAAGGTTCTGCTGATGGTATGAAAAATGTTGTTTATTGTTCTCCGATACAAACACCTGGTGGAAATATTATTCTTAGGGGAGGAAATGCTGTAAAAATAATTGCTGGTTCACCGGGTATAGAATTATTAACAAAAGGGAAACTATCTCTTAATTGTGGTTCATTGGAAATTTTAACCAGTGATGGAGAGATTGTTGTTGGGTCAAAAAATCATACAACAATAAAGGGGAAGGTTGTTACTATAGATGCAAATGATAGAAGTGGTAAAGGTGGCGTTGAAATAAATGCTCCTCACATGACATGTAAGGGGTTTTCTGTTGAGGGTGATATGGGTGTTAAGGGTGGTGTGAGAATAGATGGCGAATTGTCTATACCATATTTAAATACAGTTTCTCAAAGAATGAATAGCGATGATGGAATGAGTCCGGATCAAAGAATACCATTCGCTAATTGGGCAATAGGTGCAGCACAACAAAATGATGCGTCTAATTCAACTAGATTAGCAGTTACGCATTATTTTATGAAAGATGCTTTATTATTACTTTCCAATATTGTTAAATATATTATGGAAATATTCAATACTATTTTGACAAACACCGTAGTAGAAACCAATACTACTGGATTTGGTATTGGTTATGGGTATGTACAACTTTATAACTGGCAACATAATCACATGGAAGACCCTAAACCACATAATCATGATTATATAATTCCAAAAGGAACTTATTATGACGATGTTTCTAGTGTTAAAAAATCAGCAGTAGAGCCAAGTCCGGTTCCCACAAGAGCAAGAAAAAATGGAATGGGGTTGGATGGTGGTCCAAAATCATTGGCTGGCTGTGGTGGGTTTGGTGGTTGGGGTGGAGGAAAATATAAAGGAAGAAGACCAAAGTATAATAAATTAAATTCCTTTGGCTTATTTGATAGCGTAAAAGGATTTAATGGAACAAGATTGCAAGACAATAATGTTAAATATAAATACAACAAAGATGGAACTATAAACTTTACTGTAGATGAAAAACCATGTGATACTAAATAGTATCTGGCCATGTGGGTCCAGATAAAGCATCTAATAATTCATCATCTATATCTTGTCTTAATACTTTAGGTTCTAAAATATTAAGTTTAATATTAAGACCCAATGCAACCTTTTCTCTGGAATCAAAAAAGTATTTATGATATTTATTGTTTGTTTTTCCAGTGTTAGCATCTGCTAGGCTTGCCTTTACGTAAAATAAAGGAATTCCTCTACCATACTTCATTTTTTTTAAATTACCATCACTGAATGCTACTAATTCTACAGTCCAGCCTTTGCTTATGTATGTAGTTTTAATAAAATTAACAAAATCAGCCGTTGATTTCTCTAATTTTTGATTCCAAATGTCATATGTAAATTTCTTTAAACTATCTAATGTTATTTCTTCTGTTGGGTCAAAATTATCTCCACACTTTTGTTTTATATTATAGATTTCCTTACCATCTCCATCACATAATAATTCATTTATAACCTGACATCCTTCTTGTAAGACAGAAAGTTTTATATCAAGCAAGGGTATATATTTTTCAAGAGCCTTTGACATTAGTTCTCCCATACTAAGCCTAGGATCACCAACCTCAGTTAGTGAGGTTAATGATTGAACCCATGGGTCTATATTAAATTCTTCAAAACCTGGTCGTATAACGGGGTCTACCGATTCATCTCTAGCACCCTTTACAATTTCACACAAAAACGGAGTTATATCATCTCTGATATCTTTTGGGTATGTTGAAACATCTATTTTTTTAAAAGGATCTTCACATACATCAGGATTTGATATATTTTTATTAATTATTTGTTCATCCATACTATATTAGTCGTCCATCATACTATTATGATTTTGAATAAAAACTACTTTTAAAAATTCCATCAACGCATCTTTATCTTTAGGACAACTATAACTTTGAAGAATGACTCTTTCTCCTTCCAATGTATACCCTAATACTAAAAAACTATTAAGATATTCTTCATTTATTCCTTTTAAAATAGATAAATCTCTTATTACAGTTGCATGTTGACCTTCATTTGTTTTTAACCATTTATCCATGCTTTTTTTTAATTCTAAACTGTTTAATGTATCATATAACCTTTTTTCTACATCATAATTTTCTAATGGAGATGCAGATAAATTTGGGGTTGAAGATTCTTTAACTGCATTCAATTTCTTTTTTGTTTTTTTATTTGTGTCCACTATATTAATTTCCTTTATACGAACCTGATTTATTATTAATGTTAAATTTAACAAGATATTCTATAACGACTTCTATAGAAGATGTCTTTATCTTGAAATTGTCTGGCACATATTGACTGCCATCATAAATTTCAAAGTATTCTTCTCCTAAAAAATTCCTATTATTAAAACACGTAACCATAATAGATGCATTTGTTGGGTCAACAACAACAGTCCAACTCCTAGAGTCTGATATACTATAATCAGTATATAATTTATCAGCCACATATCCAGAGTCTCTTAATCTTTTAAGAAAGTAACTAATCGTTGTAATTTTAGTCTTAGCCATATATTATATAATTATAATAAAATATTATTTAACAAGAGCCGATGTTATATATTTAATATCTATCGAGTCATCTTCTTTGACATTAAACACAAAAACCTTATATTCATTGTTTATTTTGACAATAATGTTGCTATTTTTAGTATACATGAGATGTTTGAATATTTCTATATTAATAGTTATAGATTCCTTTATACAAGACCCAACATAGGTATCTGATACCTTTATTTCGACGCTATCATTGTTATGTTGATTTAAATCATTTATCTCTACAAAAATATTGTCATTTTGTTCTTTAAAATATAT